AGGGGGGATCCCCTATGGGGTTAGAGCCACTGCTTGAGCATTTCAACCCAATCTTTCGCAACGTTTTGCCAGCTCACGGGATTGTTATTGTAGCTACTTAGCAGGTCATTCATAATGTCCCAATCGCTCTCACTGCGGGAATCGTAGGTGGGCTTAACCGGGTTCATTTTCTCATCCCTCGTGATAATGGTCATGTGCACCGCGGTAGCGCTCAGGTTAGTTTCCGGCACCGTCAGGGTCACCTCGATACCGGAATCCGGTTTCCGATTCGTGGCGATTTCCTGAATCTCGCCCCGCTCAGCAGCACGAGGGCACGGGATCCACCGCCATGAATCATCAATGTGGTGCAAGCCCTGGTGCATCTCCCACCGGCGGATTCGGTCCTCAATCCCCCGGTACAGGGTTTCACCGCTCTGCATGCGTTTTTGCATCGCAATATAGTCCTCAGGGGAGAGGCTGCCGGCATCCTCGATAATCCGCATAGCGTCATGCATCAGCTCCAGATATTCGTGAGCCTCGATACGGAATGTTTTAGCACGCATGAGGTCTTTTTCCCCCAGGCAGTCCAACACGAGGTTAAGAGTTCCGCCGATTTCCCGCTTCCCATTCACCATGACTTCATGGGCCTGACGCATGGTGAAAATGGGTGTTTTCTCCTCGATATGATCCCGGCGCACCCGCAGCTTGTAGCAGTCCGCCAGCAGGTTATCGAGTGTTCGTTTTGCCCCCAGCGTGCCCGGGTTGATGCTCTCAACGCTGGAAATGACCTGGTTGTAAATGGTTTTCGCAGCGTCTAGCAGCTCAACAATGGTTTTTGGGTTGACCGGTTTGGTTTCAAGCAGCGCTTCTGCATCATCGAGAAGCTTCACGGCATCCTTGTACATTGCCTGCAATTCATTCACGGCTTCTGCCTCCTTCACACCGAAAAGGGTTCGCACAATATCGCCTTTTTGGCGGGGTTTGATGTGATCCATGGTTTTGATCTCCTCTGTGAAATAGTCATATTGACGCTGGTCACGTTCGTTCTCAACCGGGTATCCCGTAATCAATTTCTCCAGCCGCTTCATGATGTTATCGGCGTCCACGGTGGCGCCAGCAGCTCGAAGATTTTTAGCCGATTTGATACCCCGGTTGAACTTTTCCTCGATATCCTTCTGTACCGCTTTCGATACCTCACGGGAAGCCTCATCAAAAGCAAATTCGCTCCCCTCTTCGTTTTCGCTGGTCAGAAGATCATTGAGCACGGAATCCTGATCCGCTTCCGCGGTTGACGATTTAGCAATTTGGTTGCGCACGGCTTCGAGCTCCTCGACGATTTTAGCCATCGTGTAGTTGATCTGATGCACATAGTGCTGCCGATTGCTTCGAGTGCCGGGCTCGTCACCCAACACGGCTATCATTTCATCCCGGAGCGTTTTAGTGCCGGCAATCTTAGCGGAACTGCTTTCTACCATCGCTTGGGCAGATTCCACATCGCCTTTTTCCGCCATTTCAGCGGCAGTATCGCTATCCTCCCCGGCGCCATCAACGGTCTGTGATGCCTGGTCATACAGTGCCCAAAAGTCTTTTTCCTCCGCTTCCGCAGCAGGGTCTTCTGCCGCCAGCAGTTCGGCACGAATTTGGCGGATATCCACCTTGATGAATGCCAGCTCGTTTTCCAGAATCGAGAGGAGGAAACGAGCATTAGGCTGCGGATATTCAGCATTGGCCTGCTTCATGCCCTCATGGGCTTTGGTAGCGGCATCAAACGCCGCAGCGGCAGACTCCGTAGCGCGCCGGGCTGTAGCATCGTCGAATGTGCTTTTTGCCTCATCGAGGGCTTTTTTAGCAGTATCCACGTGACTGTAAGCCTGCTTTTTCAAACCCCAAAAGGTGTCGTGAGCAGCTTTTTCAGCGGCATTATCTTCTTGTTCTGAAGCGTCTTCGGTAACCTCTTCCGCAGCAGCTTCTGCCTGAGGGAGCCCCTCTCGCATGGTTTTCACCGCTTCGCGGGCTTTCTCATAGGATTCTTTCACCGATTCGGTGATCCACCGTTCTGATAGTTCTTCCAGTTCACGAAGCATTTCTTCTGCTTTTTCGGCGGTTTTTACCGCCCGCTCACGGGCGTCATCCACGCATGGCTGGGTGATCTGCGGGTTTTCTTCCAGCGAATCAGCGACTTCTAGCGTTCCGATAGCTTTTTTGCACAAATCGGCGATTTTTCCGCCCACTGAGCGGCTTTCTCCTCCGCTTTTTTGGTGAGGCTTGGCGGGTTGAGGGCTTCGGCAATATCGGCGATAATCCGCTCCGCTGAAATCAGGGTGGCACCCTTGCCGGAAAGGTGGTCCACGTGAATGTTGTTCTTGCTATCCAGCCAAACCTTGACATTTAGCAGGGATGCAGCACGAGCGTGAGCGACCTTTTTGCCCTTCAGCGTGGAGTAGGTGACGTTTCCAGCGTTGGAGTAGCCCACTTCAAATTCGATAATTTCTTTCCAGTTTTGCACGTAGCGGCGGTTTTCGCCGGTGCGTGGGTGGGTCCAAGAGCGGGTTTCAACCTGCGGCGGGGTGGCAACGATGATGGCCATGGTGTTTCTCCAATCGGTGTCAGGTGGAAGGATTGTTCCCTCTCATCTGCCTGACAACTATCAATATACACACCAACCAAATTCTTGTCAAGCCCCCTTGTGAAATGGGGCTATTTTAGGGGGTAGCAATGTGTGTTTGTGCTGGTAAAAACATGTGTCGCCTACCCCCGGCGCATGCCACGAATCCGTATATAAATAGATACAAACAAAAAAGGAGTGAGCAATGGATTTTACCGATATAGCTTTAGCTATTGTCGCCGCTCAAGGGGGCTTTTGGTCCCACATATGGCAACTCATATCCCCCACAGAGGCAGTGGTACTAGCCCTGATAGGCGCCGCCGGCACTTGGTATAAGATCTATACAGACACCAAAATGGGCCAGCTCAAGGCCGAAGTCGATTGGGCACGTTCAGACGCCGAAAAAGACGCCGCGGAATCGGCGGCTCTAGCCCGGAAATCCGAAGCTGTCGACAAAGCTTCACAAGAGCTACGAGAATGGTTAACAGGGCGTGTCACCAGCCTAGAGGCTAAAATGGAGGCCATGCAGCAAGAGCGTGAAATGCGACTCCATGTGGCGGTAACGCTTTTCGAGCTGCTAGATACCTATCCAGACCCGCCCGGCGCACCACGTATATCCCAGCATGTAGCAGACCACATTGGGTGGGAACAGCACCGGAATACCGTCACGGGTGATGAAAAAGGAGAAAATAAATGATGCCTTCCACAATGCAATACGGAACTTTCCTAGAGAACCCACCACGCCACTTATCGCACCTAGTACCTGGTTCCGCAATTCATCTATACCGCCGGAACGCCGGTGACGTTATCGGAATAATATATATCAAAGCTAATCACATAAAGATTTCGGCCGAAAACGTTGCCGCAGAAACCGAGTACTTCAAAATTCCACGCCCATCTGCGGATTTACCAGAAGACATACAGTGGGAAGGCTGGCTTCAGATAGAGAAAGAAATCCGAGAGATTTTCAAACATCTAGGATGGATCATGACGTATGAAAGCCCGCAATATGGCTAAAAACATGTTCGATTATGTGGCATAAATATGGCACGACACCCAGGTAGCAAACATGCGGAAACATGATAAGCAGGTAAAATAGTCGTAAAGTGTGGGGCCCCGGTGGCCCCACAATCACACCCCAGTTCCACACCAGGAGCTGGGGTTTTCCCAACCCCACAGCTGAAAATATCACCCCCGGCACCTCGTCAGGTAGTGTTAGGTAGTGTCAGATAGCGGCAGATTTGGCACAAAAATGGCACAAAAAAGACCAGGAAGGAGGGAAAATTTGAGCCCACTAGGTAGCATTCGCCGGCTCCCATCGAAAAATTATCAAGCCCGCTACACCTACCGTGGGGCAAAATACAAAGCCCCGGAAACATTTAAAACCCGCAGGTCAGCAATAGCTTGGCTAGCGGAAGAGGAAAAGCTAATAGCATTAGGCGTCTGGACGCCCCCGAAGCAGCGGGCGGAAGAAGCAGAGAAATCGGCGCGCCGGGAAGCCAGTACAAAGATCACCCTAGGTGAGTGGCTAATCCAGTACCACGAGGGGCTACGCCACGGTATCAGGCCGATAAAAGAATCCACATTGCAGGATTATTTAAAAGCGGTAAATAATCGTATTTTGCGCCCGCTCCCCCCAAGCGGCGGCGTTGGGGTCGTGACGAAATCGGTGGTCGAGGATTTCGCGGTGACGCCGCTAGCGGGCGTGAATAAAAGTTTAGTACATAAATGGTGGGATGACATAAACCGCGTCTATCCCACGCCCACCACCAACCAGAAAGCCTATAAGAGGCTTAGGGCAGCGCTGAGTGCCGCGGTAGAGCAGGGCCTAATAGATCACAACCCCTGCTACATAAAAGCCGCCGGCGGGCGGATAAACACCAAGGACAAATATTTACCAACTGATGCAGAACTCACCGCCATCATGGAACACATGCCAGCCCGCTACCGGGCGCTTACCTCCCTGGTGCTTTTCCACGGTCTCAGGATAGGCGAAGCGGTAGCACTCGAACAGCAAGACGTTCAAGTGATTGGAGAGGTGCCGTATGCCCCACAAATTACGGTCACGATCCGGCAGAACGCCCAGCGGCTCGTAGAACAGCGCGCCGGGCGTTCTCACACATATCTGCTCTGGCAATCCACTAAAAC